CATAGAAGATAAGACAGCTAGTATGATAGCAACCCAAGAAGGTTTCTCTAGTACTCCGTATAAAGATGGAAGTGATAAGTCAGTAGGATTTGGTTTCTTTTTACCAGCCCTAGAAGATGATGAGAAAGCTTTGATTAAAGATATCAATAACGTCACAAAAGAAGAAGGTGTTGCAGTACTTAAATTAAAAGTAGAAAAGATTGGCAACTATCTTCAAGAAGAAATAAATGGATTTAAGAACTTACCTGAGAAAGCACAGTCAGCTGTAATTAGTATGGGATACCAACTAGGTGCTCCTAACTTAAAAGGTACTTGGAAGAAGTTTTGGTCTGCTCTTAATGAAGCTTCTGAACATGCAGAGGGTTCTGTTGAACAAGGTTTAGCTTTAGGTAAAGCTCAATTTAATATGTTGTTTAACGTAGCTAAAGATGGTAGTGTTACTGCAACTAAGTGGGCTACACAGACTGCAGAACGTGCTCTAGAGATGGCTAATGATGTGGGTAGTGCAACTACAAAGACAGTAGAAGCAGTAGCATCAGGTATAACTAACTCTATAATACCGTCTGCACATGCTGATACAAACGTACCAGAAGAAAAGATACTAAAAATAGGTGAACAACCTACTGCTGATATGGTTAGTGATATAGCTATAGCAGTTAATCCAGTAGAAGCAGCTTCTAAATATCTAGGCATTTCTGAGAAAGACTCAGAAGGTGCAGAAGCAGTTAAAGGTTTCTTTGAGAATATTGTAGGTGATTGGAATCCTGACAATGAAACTGTATTAGACTTTGCTGGTAATAAAGCATGGTGTGCAGCTTTCTTAACACAGGTACTACGTGACTCAGGCTTTGATACAGATGCCCTAGTAAGCACAGACAAGTTTAAGCAACTACGTGCTTCTTCTTATGCAAAGGTAGGTACTTCTGTAGATATAAACCAAGCTAAAGCTGGTGATATTATGGTTAAGTATCATACTGAAGAAGAGAAGAAAAAATATAAAGCAGCCTTTGGACATGTTGGTATTGTCTACAAAGTAGATGGTGACCAAGTATGGTTCATAGGTGGTAACTCTGGTGATAAAGTTAAGATGGCTTCTTATAATCATAAAGATAAGCAAATAGATATAAGAAGGTTAACTAAAGCAAAAGATATTAAGACTGAGAGTATTCCTGCCTTACTTGACTTAAAACTACAAGGTCAGATAACTGCTTCTAATTTAAAGAATTGGTTGAAACAAACTAAAATAGCAGAGTTGCTACAGTTAGACGATCAACCTAATTAAAAAGGAAATAAAATGGCTCAACAAACCTTTCTAAAAGAACTAGGTATAGAAGGACTAGATAATACTAGTATTCCTATAGCTACTACTATTGATGAAGCTGCTATCTTAAAGAATCAGATAGCTAACGAAGATAATAGTAGAGGTTTAATTGATAGTTTAGGTACTGCTTACAATGAAAATCAGTTGATATGGAGTGCTAGGGATAGTATAGATAAATATACTACAGACTCTACTACTCCTATCAGCACCTTTACTCCAGACTTAGTTAAACAATTAACAGAAGGTTTACCTACTATAGCTGTTCAAGAAGTTTTAGAAGAAGCTCAGTTACATGGTATGACCAGAGCTATGAAAGTAAGAACACAGTATCTTAATACAGTTAAGAATCGTGCTCAACTTGCTGCAGATGGTTGGACAGGTGTATTTGCTAATGCAATTTCATTAATGTTTGACCCTACTGAGTGGGCTGCTATATTAGGTACAGGAGCAGTAGCTAGTACTGTAGGTACTCCAGCAGCAGGAGCAGCAGTTGTTACTGCAGGTGCTCTTAAAAAGGCTTACAGTGTTAAACGAGCTTTTACTGTAGGTGCAGCTGTAACTGCAGCAGAGAGTGCAGCTTTTGAAGCTATCAGAGCAGATGCTAAGTATGATGTTACTGCCAGTGATGTAATAATTGCAGGTGGAGCAGGAGCATTGTTTGGTGGTGGTCTAAACTCAGCAAGGATTGCTTTTAAAAGAGCAGGAGACAGAGCTAAGATTGCAGAAAAAGTTAAGAATGGAGATACACTTACACCATCAGAAAAGATATTCCATGATGAGTTTAACGTAGATGCTTTAGCTACTAAGATTATAGACAAAGAATTAGAAGGTGAAAAGTTTATTGAATCTATTGATGGTATAGATACTTTAGCAGCAAAAACAGATGCTGACGTAGAAGCTATACCTAAGATAGCTGGTTGGAATATGTTTGGTTTACGTGAGCTTCTATCAACAGGTGCTAGATTAGGTAACTCAGATATAAGCTGGGCTAGGTATGCAGGTTCAATACTAGGTATGAATACTGTTGGTTATAAAGGTGCATCCAAAGTTACTCAAGCTTCTGCATCTGAAATAGCTGAACAATTACAGTTAGTATACCGTAATAGAATATCTAACATTATGCCAAACGCACAAAAAATGTGGAAGAAGAATACTGGTGCTACTATAGAAGAATTTAATAGAGCAGTATCACGTTATGTTAGAGGTATTGACGTAGATAATATACCTAATGAGGTACGTGTTGTAGGAGATGAAGTTAAAAGAGTACAAGATGAATTAGCTAACTTAGCTATCAAATATGATGTAGCTGGGTTTAGTAAGAATATGCTAAAGAATCATCCTAACTACATGTCACGTATCTTTAATGACGATAAGATTAGACTACTACGTCAGAAATTAGGTAGTGATGCTGATACAAAAATAGCTAAACTAATTGAAGAGTCTATGAGAAAAGGTCAGCCTGATCTTGATTCATTTGTAAAGAGAAGTCTTGAAGGTAAAAACTTACCAGCAAAGCCTAAAGCTGTAGCAGCTTATGTTCGTAAAATAGCTATGGCATATACTAAAAGTATAACAGACCCTAAATCTACTAAGGTAGGAGAAGCAGGTGTTTATGAAATGAACCTAGATGATCTTGCAGATATATTTAGAGAAGGTGGTTTTAGTAAGGCAGAGATAGATGAGCTTACAGATTTCTTTACTAAGACTAACATTCCTAAATCTCATAAACGTGCAAGACACCGTATGATCTTAGATGAAGGTACTACTATTAAAGTATCTAATGCTGCAGGAGAGATAGAAGAAATAAGGTTTACTGATCTATTAGAAGAAGATGGAGAACAACTTTTAAATAGTTACATATTTCAATTATCAGGTGCAATAGGTTTAGCTAGGAATGGTATTAATACTAACCAAGCTGGTTCTGGTTTTGAATCTCTTATAACAAAGATACAACAAGAAGGTAAAGATAAATTTCTAAAACAAGATGAGATAGATAAGCAAGTAGGTGCTGCACAATTTATGTATGATGGTATTACTGGCAGACTTGCTCATAGTGATAAAGTATCTAACAATGCTAGAGAAAATCTTATAGCTGTTAGAGCTTTTAGTTTTGCTGTTAACATGGGTATGTCAGGCATGTCAGCCTTAATGGAGCTTAGTAATTCTTTGATGGAATATAGTCTTATGACTATTATTAAATCTGCTCCTGCATATAACCAACTCTTTCAACAAGCTAGTAAAGGTAGGTTACCTGATGGTGTAATGAGAGAATTAGTTGAAGCATTAGGAATGGGTAATGAAGTTGCTTTAGGCAAATGGAATGCTGTTACACGTTATGACACAGAAGACGTAGGTGGTATTATATCTCCTGAACGTAGTCTACCTAAGAAGAAAGGTTGGAGTGTTAAAGCTATGACAGAAAAAGCTTCTTTTTGGTCTCAAAAGAAAGTTGCTTACTGGTCTGGTTTAACAGGTGTAACACAAACTCTACGTAGATTATCCATGATGAACTTTACTAATGAGTGGGCATTAGCTGCTCGTAAAGGTAAACTACCCTTTTCTGCTATTAAGAGACAGCAGTTAGGTATTACTGATGAGATGGGTGAGAAGATACTAAAAGTTATGAATAGTAAATTAGTTGAAAAAGCACCTAATGGAAGAGTAACTAAGCTTAACATTGCTAAGTGGAATGAAGATGTTAGAGAAGCTTTTAGTGCTATAGGTTTTAAGGATGCTAGAAATAACGTACAAGAAACTAACATAGCCTCAAGTAATTCTTTCCTAAAACAAAGTCAAATTGGTAGAACAATGTTTCAGTTTATGAACTTTACTTTAGGTTCTTTAGAACAACAAAGTCAGAGATTAGGAGTTAGAATTGGTCAAAAAGATGCTACAGTAGCTAAAGTTATAGTTGCAGCTGCAGGTATGGGTGCTCTTATGTACTTAACTAGAACACAGTTAAATGCTCTTGGACGTAGTGATGCTGACGAATATATTAAAGAACGTATGACACCAGCTAACTTTGCTATAGGAATGGTATCACAAGTAGGTGCAGCTAGTATGTTTTCATATATCTATCAATTAACTACAGGTGCTATGAATGGTAATGCTTATGCTATAACTCCACCAGCTTTTGCTATTGGACAAAATATAATAGGCTCTGCAGCTAATATAGCAGAAGGTGATATGACAGAAGCTGAGTATAGAAAGCTTTTAAGAATCTTACCTTTCCAATCTTTATACGGAGCTAGACAAGCAATCAATGCAGTTGCAGATCAATTTGCTAACTAAAGCTAAAGTTACAACATTAATAACGAGGAATACAAATGCCATTATCATATCAAAATAATACTGGGGATAACAGTACGGATACGTTCAGTATCCCCTTTACATACACTGCAACTAGTGAAATAAGTGTTACGGTTGATGGGGTAGCTCAGTCAAATTTGAGTTTCCCTTCTACTTCTACAGTACAACTAACCAGTGCACCTGCTAGTGGCACTGTTGTACAGGTTAGACGTACCACAGACTTATCATCAAGAGCAATAGACTTTGCTTCTGGTTCAGTACTAACAGAAGAAGACTTAGACAACTCTAATATACAAATCTTTCACTCATCTCAAGAAGCTAGAGACTTAACTGCTGACTCAGTTAACTTAAGTCAAGATGATAAATGGGATATGCAGAATAAAGTTGTTAAGAATGTGGCAGACCCAACAGCTGCTCAAGAGGCTGCAACAAAGAATTACGTAGATACAGCAGGAGCTTCACAAGTTGCACAGGCAACAGCAGCTAAAGTTGCAGCAGAAACTGCTAAAGCAGGTGCAGAGACGGCAGAAACTAATGCAGAAACTGCTAAAACAGCAGCTGAAGCAGCTAGAGATGCAGCAGTAGTAGCTAAAACAGGAGCTGAAACTGCTAAAACAGGAGCAGAAACTGCTCAAACTGCAGCAGAAACAGCTAAGACTGCAGCAGAGACTGCAGAAACTAATGCTGAAACTGCAGAGACTAATGC